TAGAAGAAGTGTCTGCCATCTGTACCTGCTGTCGGGCACCAGTCGTCTGCATTCACAAGTTTAAGTCTTGTAGCAAGGTTACCAAAGAACGGATGTTTCAGTAGTAAGGCAATCCTTGCCGTAACCAATTTGTCTATGATGAGTTGATCCTTGTAGCCTGACACTATTTAGACTCCATAGCAGTAATGACATACTTGCCAAACTTCTTATGGAACCTATCAAATGATTTTAACTTGCTAGGATCAAACGGAAGTTTGTAGTTCGTCAGTGCAATCTTGGCACCCATAACAACCAACTCTGTCTCGAAGTTGTCCATCATGTAGTTGAAGAACCTGTCTGCTTGTTCGTTCCATGTCTTGTCTTTCTTCTCATGTGCCTGTTGTAATTCATAACACAAAGAAACTGTCAGAGAGTACATCGCTGATATCTCTTTAGTCTTAAGGTCTTTTACCTTACCGCTCAATATATCAGATGGGTTTGGTAACTGACCGCTAATTTTACGATGATTCATAAACTTAACGGCCAGTCCTTCTCCTACACAACCTGCAACGAGGTCAGTGAGCGTACTTTCTGGCAGGTCATCTGATAGAAGTTGGGAAACGAAACTCCATGATCTTGGAGTTGCGAATGATCTAGAACTACCTCTAGGATCGAAATCGTATAAATCTTGTTTGGCGAATGTGCAATAACCTACAACATCAGGATGTATGTGGTTAGTAGTTGCCCATTCCATCCAATCTTCAAAGTCCACTCTCAATTCAATGTGAACGAATCTGTTTGCCAACGGAGCCGGCATTCTGTAAGTGACACCTTTGTCACTATCTCTATTACCTGCCGCTACAATTGAAACGCCTTCTGGTAAATGATACTGTCCTACTCTTCTGTTTAATATAAGTTGATAAGCCGCCGCCTGTACAGCCGGTGCCGCCGAGTTTAACTCGTCTAAGAATACAATAGAAGTTGACTTGGGATCAGTTGGCAGTTCTGCCGGACTCGCCCAAACCATGTTGTTCTCTTTTGCATTGTAATATGGAATACCTTTAATATCTGTAGGTTCCCATAAAGGAAGTCTAATATCAACAACTTCTCTTTTCTGTGTATCTGCAATCTGTTTAACGATGTCTGATTTACCAATACCTGGTGCTCCCCACATCATTATGGGTCTTTGTAATTTGATACAATGTGTTAATGCTGATTTTGCCTCATTCGGACCAACAGTTCTGTTTTGACTGCCTATTGCCGCCTCTTTATTTTTGTTTGTTCTCGCCATTTTGTACACTCCTGTTAAAATGTTTATAGTATCATTATAGCAGGATTGTGTTGTGCGTCAACCGTGTAGAAGTCGCGGTTTTACTGGCTTTCTTGGTCCTCGGCCTTGCTCATTGCCCGTGCTAGACCGTATTTTGTCACGTCTCCGGCAAAAAGCATCAGTTGTAATGCCATCTTTTCCATGGTAACTATGATCTTTGACTTGTCCACGAAATATGGGCAATCAACGAACTCGTCCAACCACAGGTATGTTTGGGGTGTGAATATGATCTTCTGGGGGAATTTAATGGTATAGGTCTTGAGATCTAGTTCTTCTATTATTTGGAAGCCTGGTTTGGTCAATCTCAAGGACCTTGACTCGTAATTTTCTCTTACATTCTGCCACCATGTGAAGTAGGCGGTCTTGACGCTCTCATCATGTATGGTCTCATCCTTGAGCATGAGGAAGGTACGGGTGTATGCTGTCTTTCGATCCATACAACTAATTATCTAGTGAATTTGTCGCCGGTTTTTAAAATGTAAACACCAAACTTGTCTGTGCTGTGTTGTGCATTCAGTTTCTTGGCTAGATTTTCCGCATGTCCAGGGTTTGAAAATGACACTTTCTTGTACTTGGGTCCAGGGTAGTTGGCCACCAAACTTGAGCTTTTCAGGTTGATAGGTTTACTATCGTAAAATACTGCCCATATGCCCTCGGCCTGCAGGACTTCATCCAATTTGAACGTGGTCTTGTTGGAGCTCTGAAGTATAACTGTAGGTTTTGGTCTGCTCATAGTTTATAACTATATTTACCAAAAATTGTATTGTGAAGATGCTACTTGTCTTTTGTGAAGTCGCCGCCGTCCATCTCGATGCTTACCGTTGAAGCCTGTTGGGCAACTTTTAGAGCTTCAATAATTTCTTCTTGGATTGTAACCATTCTTGTCATGACCTGCATCAGGGAATCCGCTAATTGGTCAGCTTCTTTGGCCGGGATCACTATCTGTTGTTGACCTTGTTGGCGTAGGGTTCTTATCCTACCCAGCAGATCTTCAATTGGTCTTGTCTGAATTTTTGAGTGCTTCATTTAATTGTGCCACCATTTCTGTTTTTGATTTGATCGGACCCTTGAATGGGTATCTTTGTAGTGTGATTATTTTTGGACAGTATGCTTTACGCCAATTCACGGTCTCAAACTTTACAATGTAGTATCCTGCACAGAACATGGACTTGGATTTGGGTGTCTTTGTGTAAAGGGGTAAGTTTTTCTGTACGTCCCATAATGGATTGTGTGGTTTTTGCGAACAAGGATAGCCATGCACCTCAAAACTTTCTGCTTGTTTGACATCCCATTTGTCTACTGATTTTTCTTCCTCTTGTTTTATTTCCGGCTCACTGAATATCTGGAAACCAAACTTTGTAAACAGGCTTTCCTGTGTGTGGAAAACTTCTCTTTTATCTGTTTTACTTAGAAAGATCCAACCATTATCGCTTTGTTTTTGTAAGGTACCTAGCTTTGTACCATTCTCCTCAACGATCCAAAATTTATCTTTTACTAGTGTTTTCGCCCTAACTGTCATTGTACTAACCTCGCATTAAATGGCTCAACATACAGTTGTGCCTGCTCACTAATTCTATTTAAATCATACTTGCCACAGAACCTCATGAATCTGACTCCCACTTGGTCTATTGCTTTGTTCTCTGCCATGGCCTGTGCAATCGTTTGATCCATTTCCTCCACTATTGCTTCGGGTTGTGCATGTAGATCCACTAGGAACCTGTTTCTCTCGTAATCGTCCATTACTCTGTGTTCCTTCCCATCATGGTCTACCCACTTGCTCAACATTAAATTGTTCCATGTGTAACCTTTCTCTTTACGATCTGCGAATGCTTCTGTCAATCCTATCTTGTTCTTTGTACCTTTTGTACGCACACCTGGGTATGCTGAAAATATGTTGTCACTAGGATCACCTCTCATGCTCTTTTCAAATATCAACCATTCTACATCTGGTGCAGGCTTGGGTGCTTTCAATTTTTTATCTATGACCGGATTGCCATTTCTCTCAAACCATCCCTCGTGTGTCATTGTAACTTCGCTGACACCGTTGTATTGTTTAACGTTCTCATTGACTAGTTGATTCAGATCCTTGTCTGTGCTTATGATCACATGCTTTTGATCAGGGTGCTTATCTATCCAACGTGCGATAAGATCATCTGCTTCTACTCTCTTATTTTGTAATACGGTAACATTTGTTTTAGTTCTAATAAAGTCTGTGAAGTCATCGTAGCACTCCCAGAACACATCATTCTCTTCCTTCTCTTTCTCGGTCATAGCCGCAACAAGTTCTTTCCTGTTCCTCTTGTAGGGTGCATAATGATCCTTACGCCATGATCTGCCTTCCAGGCAGAACACCACATGTGAACCGTCGAAGTCCTGCCATGCTTTCTTGACCGAAGCGAACATGATGTGTATGGCCATGCCTATCTTCTCAGATGCATCTCCCCTTACAACGTGTCTAGCCCTAAAGAATGTGTTTGCTGTGTCTACAAGTATGTGTGTCATAGTACTATTATAGCACTCATTTATTATTCTGTCTATGTAAAAAGAAAGGATTGTTTATATTGTTAAATTTTGGTAAGTTTGGATTCATCGCTTTGTAGTGCTGTGGGTATAATTTAACATAATCTATTATCTCTTTGGTTGTGATGAAGAAATCATCCTTCACGGGCATAGCAATAAAATCGTGCTGTTTCTCTAATTGTGCATATACATACGCCTGCTGTATGATGTCTAATGGTGGAATAGGTATGTCTCTGTTTTCCCTGACTGCATCTAACACCAGACCAGTGTTTCCGTGAGTTTGAAAAATATTATTCCTGCTTAAAAACTGTTCGTGTATGTATTCGAAGTTGTCAAAGGAAAGATCCAGACCAAACGCATCGTCTAATTCTTGTAATTCTCTTTTTAATTTTTCTGTTGCGAGAAAAACATCTACCTGTGTGTAGTGTATGGAGTTGTCTAGGGCTAGGTTTTCTTCCATCCATTTTATATCTTGTTTTGAGGTGACGACACTGCCCTGATTTTGCCAGTCAAGGAAGCCTAGTTTGTAAGCATCACGCAGTAGCCATTTTGGAACACTGTCGCTGTCAATGGAATACAAGGCATGTATCTTGTTGTAGAACTCATTATTGTAACTTTTTAAAAAAGAGATATCTTTGTGTATGTTGTTAATGTCTCTGTTGGTATCCGCGGCTCTCGCCATGGCTACACGTTCGTAATATAATATGTTGTTGGAATACAAAATTTTTATTATTTTTGTGTTCTTTAAACTTTTGTTTTCTTCGTGGGCCAGCACGTCAATAAATTCAGTGAAACCTGAATAGTCGATGTTGTTGTGTGAATTGCCCAGCTCATTGAATGGAAGTTTGTTTATTGTTGGGGTATTGTTGCTCAATCTATCAATCAGATAGGCCAAATAATGTCCATGACACCCTGCACTGTTAAAGATGTAAGTGTGAGTCTTATGAGACTTCGGTCTTGCCATCATCTCTCCTAGTCATTTTTACATAACCCGAAGCATTGACATCTAGCCCTTGCTCATTTCCTATAGTCTGACACAGTGTCTGGAACCACTTGTCAACAATCTCTTCTTCGCTCTCACCTTGGTATCCAGATTGTTTCAACATGTTTACGAACTCAGGATTCCAGTCTAGTTCAAAGAAACCGTTCCTAGGATTCTCAGGGTTTACATTTAGATTAAGAACTTTAACAACAGGCTCTTCGCTCTTCTTAGAACCTTTGCTTTTTGTTTTCTTGATAGTTGTCTTTGCTGTTTTTTTTACTTGCATACTATTATTATACCTTATTTTTATTTTTTAGTCTACTCTTATGTGCCAATTGCATTACCAAATAGATACACATGGACTCTGGCCGCCACATTGTAGCCTCTCTGGAATGCCTTCTCTGCCACTTTACCGGCACCTGCCGTTTGTTCTTCTTCCCTTGCACCCGTTGGCATTACCCATACTGGCCAGTCAACACCGGCATCTCTGAATTTCTTGACTGTGTCTTCTAGTTCTTCCCATTCCCTGTCTGCAGATCCAACAACGAATTTCAACTGTCCTTTGTTAGATAGCTTGTAGTATT